ATGGTTTTTCCTTAGGGACACAGGCTGGTACTAACGGTTCTGGCACAAGTATGGCAGCTTGGAACTGGCTTGCTGGCACAGCGTTTAGTAACGATGCAAGCGCGACAAGCGTTGGCACGATTGACAGTGCTGGTGAGGTAAACACAACGGCTGGATTTAGTGTAGTCTCTTATACTGGGACAGGTTCAGCAGGGACAATAAAGCATGGATTAAGTGCTGCTCCAGAAATGTTAATTGTCAAAAACAGAGACACTGCAAGAGATTGGATGGTTTATCACTCTGCGTTGGGGGCAACAAAGCGTATTTGGTTGAATTATGATCTTGCTGAAGATAGTGGGACAGCGGCCTCTGCAACTTGGAACGATACAGCACCTACAAGTACAGTATTTAGTATTGGCAACAACATTCATATCAATGAAAGTGGGGATAACTACATAGCCTATTGTTTTGCTAATGTCGAAGGCTACTGCAAGGTCGGTTCCTATCTTGGAAATAATTCTTCAGACGGCACGTTTATTTACACAGGTTTCAGGCCAGCTTGGGTTATGATTAAAAAGTACAATGCGGCTGGGCAGTGGTGGGGAATTTACGACAGTGTGAGAGACCCAGATAATTTAGTTAAACAGCGATTATGGGCTAATGCTTCTAATGCAGAAAGCGCATATTCTACAGACGAACTGGACTTTTTATCCAATGGTTTTAAGCCTAGAGGCAATTACGATTCTATCAACGGAAGCGGATCAAGTTACCTTTACCTAGCCTTTGCAGAACAAGCCTTCAAATTTTCTAATGCTCGATAGGAGAGAATTATGCCGTGGAAATATAGCGGAAGGATAATCAGAGTAGGTAAGGCGTGGGTCGATAACAACGGCACACAATATCCTGCTATTTGGAACAACTACAGTGCAGATGAAAAAGCTGCAATTGGTTTGAAGTGGGAAGATGAAGTGGCGGCACACGACAACCGCTTCTATTGGGGAAGGGATGCTGATGGAGAGTTAATCCCTCGATCACTGACAGATATCAACGAGGTGGATGAGGATGGTAAGGCAATCCTCGACATTGATGGCAATCAGCTTGTGACTAAAGGATTAAAGACTTTAGCTATTGAAACAGTCAAATCTCAAGCAGCTAGTCAGCTTGCCCCTTATGATTGGCAAGTTATAAAAGCAACAGAGGTCGAGTCTTACTCTGTGCCGTCAAGTGTTACAACTTATAGGGCTGCTGTTCGCACAGCCAGCAATAACATTGAAACAGCTATCAATAACGCTGCTGACCTTGCCGCTTTTATGGCTCTTTATGATACGCCTGTCGATTCAGATGGTGAGCCGACTGGTGATCCTGCGCCAATCAACGCTTGGCCTGATGCCATATAAAGGAGCTATCTGTGCCTTTAACCAAGTTACAATTTAGACCCGGAATCAACCGCGATATAACATCTTTCTCTAATGAGGGTGGTTGGGTTAATTGTGACAAGATAAGATTTAGACTTGGGTATCCAGAGGTCATAGGGGGTTGGGAAAAATACTCTTCTAATACCTTTTTAGGCACCGCAAGAGGTCTGTTTAACTGGGTTGCCCTTGATGGTTCTGACTTTCTCGGTGTAGGCACAAATTTAAAATACTACATAGAGCAGGGTCAGGCTTTTAATGATATTACACCTATAAGAAAAACGGTGACTAATACCATTACGTTTGCCGCAACAAACGGTTCATCTACAATAACAGTAACAGACTCTGGTCATGGTGCGGTTCAGGGTGATTTTGTTACAATATCCGGTGCCGTTAGTCTTGGCGGAAATATAACAGCCGCTGTTTTAAACAAAGAACATCAGATAGTGTCGGTGCCAACTGGCAATACTTATACAATTACAGCTACTGCGACAGCAAACTCCAGTGACAGTGGTAACGGTGGATCAGGCGTTGATGGAGAGTATCAACTTAATACAGGCTTGAATACAGGAGTTGGAGGCACTGGTTGGGGTGCTGGAACATGGGGCAGAGGCACTTGGGGATCTGGAGCAGCCATAGGAGTCACAACATCGTTGAGATTATGGAGTCATGATAATTTTGGAGAGGATCTACTTATAAATCCCAGGGATGATAAGATATTTTTTTGGGATAAAACCAATGGCGTAAGCACAAGAGCATTAGAAATAGGCACAATATCAGGCGCTGATAATACGCCAACTATAGCAAAGCAGATAATGGTATCTGATGTTGACAGACATGTAATAGCTTTCGGTACAAACACTTTAGGCACTACAACTCAAGACCCTTTGTTGGTCAGATTTTCTTCTCAAGAGTCTCTCTTGGATTGGACACCTAAATCAACAAACACAGCAGGAGATCTAAGAATAGGATCTGGATCTGAGTTTGTCAGAGCTGTTGAGACGAAAAGAGAGATAATAATACTTACAGATAGTTCAGTTCACTCAATGCAGTTTATAGGAGCGCCATTTACTTTTGGAATACAGCCTATTGCATCAAATATTACTATAATAGGGCCGAATGCGGTCATAGCTGTGGAAGACTCTGTATATTGGATGGGAAGAGAAAACTTCTATATTTATGATGGTAAAACTCAACAAATGGAATGCACAGTAAAAGAACAGGTGTTTTTTGATTTTGACTTTCAACAAGCTGATAAAGTTTTCGCTGGCGTAAATTCTTCATTCAATGAAATTATTTGGTTCTATTGTTCTGAATCAAATTCTTTAAGCAATGGAGGTTCTGGAGAAAATAACAAATATGTTATTTATAATTATAAAGATGGAATCTGGTATTACGGGACGCTTGCAAGATCATCATTTTTAGACAGGGGGATAAGAAATTTTCCTTTAGCAACAGATTCTAACTATGTTTATAACCATGAAACTGGCTACAGCGATGATGGATCAGCCATGACATCATCAATAGAATCGAGTCCAATAGACATATCAGAGGGAGAGCAGTTTTCTTTTGTAAGTAAAATTATACCTGATTTTACATTTAATGGATCAACAAACTCTGATCCTCAAGTTGATATAACATTGCAAGCAAACAATTTTCCGGGGGGTAATTTTTTGCAATCTGATATAAATCAGATAGACAGAACCGCAACATCTACAACCGTTCCTTTTGAGCAATATACAAATAAGGCTGATATAAGATTAAGAGGCAGATCTTTTTCTATAAAAGTAGATTGCGATACAGAGGGTGTAAGGTGGAGGCTGGGAACGCCTAGGGTGAACGTAAGAACTGACGGGAGAAGGTAATGGCAACAAATGTAACTCCATTTCCTAGGCTCCCTACCGCCCCAGAAAAGATAGACGAAAGATATGTAAGTGATCTTGTTAGGGCTATAGAGATATTTTTGAGGCAAGCTCAGAATCCTCAGCTAAATTTGCAAGAAATACCAGAAAGCGGTAACAATAATCTTCTTCAGCAAGGTGATGTATATATAGCTGATGGAGGATTTTTGAAGATTGTAGATCCATCAGACATATTTAGTGGATCAAATGCAGCTACGGCGTCACTAGGCACTGTGACTGTTTCTATATCGTAAAAGTTATAGGTAACTTTATGGCACAAAAAAAATTACAAAAAGACAGCGTTTACAGTGAATATGATGAGGATGGTGATGGCATCGTGAGCGATGAAGAACTGTCTCATGTAAAGGCCATAAAAGAAACAGAAACACAGCTACGCAAAAATGTAGCTCAACTACGCATGGCGAGATATACCTTAATATTTATGGGATGTTATGCAGTATTTTTAGCCTCTCCTTTGTGTTCTCCTGAAAAATTACAGGGACTGGGCGCGGTTACAGATCTTATTTTTCTCAGTGGAGCTGGCATAGTCGGAGCTTACATGGGTACAACAGCATGGATGAGTAAAAAATGATACAGGCACTTATAGGCCCTATAGCTAGTTTAGCTGGGTCATGGATGGAAAAGAAGGTTGCAGAGCAAAAGGGTAAGTCTGCTGTAGCAATGGCAAAAGCTGAGGCAGAGGCTGAGGTTATGAAGGTTGCTGCTACCCATGAGGCAGGCTGGGAAAAGATTATGGCGCAGGCTTCTGACAACAGTTGGAAGGATGAGGCGTGGACGGTTCTCTTTATTATTATAATCGCCATGTGCTTTGTTCCGTTTACCCAGCCATATGTTGAAGAGGGATTTGCTGCCTTGTCTCGCACACCGGAGTGGTTTCAGTGGGCGATGTATGCCAGCATAGGCGCGAGCTTCGGTTTACGCGGGATAAAAGGATTTAGAAAATAAAAGTTACATGTAACTTTACGTCTGGGCTTACGAAATATACATAAAGATGATACAATCATCGTAATTAGGAGACATTATTCTCATGAGAGATATCAAAAAGATCATTGTTCATTGTTCGGCAACACCAGAGGGTCGTGATGTTAGCACGGCTGAAATAAAGAGATGGCACACTGAAGAGCGCGGATGGAGTGATATTGGCTATCATTGGGTCATTGAACTGGATGGCTCACGCCATGTTGGTCGTCCTGAAGAAATCACTGGCGCTCACTGTAGGGGCCATAACTCTGATAGCATCGGGATCTGCTATGTTGGTGGTACTGACGTTGACAGAGATCCTAAAGACACACGCACGGACGAACAAAAAGAAGAAATGAGCAAACTGTTATCAGAGTTGCTGGACAAGTATGAAGGTGCTGAGATATATGGTCATAGGGATTTTGCAGATAAGGCATGCCCTTCATTTGATGCCAAAACTGAATACGCAGACATATAGGAGTAAGTAATGTTACCACTATTACTAGGAGCAGCGGGATCGGCATTAGGTGGCGCTGGGGTTCTTGGGGGTCTAGGCGCTCTTGGCGCTGGTGCCATAGGGTCTGGACTGGGTTCTTTTATAGAAACAGGCGATCTTGGCAAAGGCATAGCGACTGGATTGACCTCGTATTTTGGTGGTAAGGCTCTTGGTTCGTTGATGGGTGGTGGTGCAGAGACCGCAGCAGAAATAGCAGCGAATCCAATAGAGGGACTGCAAACTGGCCCAATGTCAGTTGCTGATGTTGGAGTGGGTACTGGGGCAACAGGTCTTGGTGTCAGTCCATCCAATCTTACTAACGTCCCCATACCAACGGCTCCAGTTGCTCCAGTTACCCCTGAGCCAACATCTATGTTTGGGGATGCATTTAGTTTTAAGGATCCAACAGCAGCAATGCAAACCCCCGGCAGCTTTACTGGAGCATTTACAGGGCCAGCCATGCCCTACACTGCTGGTGCGTTAGGAACCACTGCTTTGGGTTCCACAAATCTTTTAGCGCCACAGGGCATAAAAGAAAAAGACCCAGTAGAGGACATACCTGAAGCAGATGCTGCTGTTTACAATCCTCTTGCTCCACCTAAAGATTACAGACCCGGAATAGATCCAGAGTTTAAATATTTTGATGATACAGCTTCATCTCTTGCTAGTGGTGGCATAGCTTCTTTGAACTATCAAGAGGGCGGTATGATGCCACAGGCAAATGATAAAGAGCTTATCAGCAACGCAGTAAACGCCATAGAAGGCCGTGTTGAGTCACCAGAGGTGGCTTTGGCAGCATTTGTGGCAAGATACGGTGAAGAGGCCCTAAGAGATCTTGTGGGTCGTGTTCAAAGAGGTGAGTTTGCACAAGATGCTATGGTTGATGAGGGTATGTTAAGGGGTGTTGGAGATGGTATGGATGACATGATACCGGCAACACTTGAGGGTGAGCAGGATGTTGTTCTTTCAGATGGTGAGTTTATTGTGCCTGCTGATGTGGTCAGTGGGCTTGGCAACGGTTCTTCTGACGCTGGCTCTGAGGCTTTGTATGAAATGATGGACAGGGTTAGAAAACTAAGAACAGGAAAGGAGTCACAGCCTGAGCAAGTGCCGCAGGAGATGATGCTGCCAGCATGATGATCTCAGCGGTTCCCAAAGAGGCTCTTGGGGCTGTTTGGGCAGATGTTGCAAGGGTGATGGATAAGTCTGTAGAGACATCAAATGGCAAGTACCATATTGATGATCTATATCATGGAATACAAAATAACCTTTATGTTCTTTGGGTAATAATGGAAGAAGAAAAAGTGATAGCAGCCATAACTACAAGAATAATAGAGTATCCGGGCAAGAGAGCTATGGCTATGGACTGGATAGGCGGCTCTAAAATGGGTAAGTGGTTACCAATCGCGCAAGAAACATTAGAAAGATTCGCTAAAGATAATAATTGTACACATTTAGAGGGCTACGGTCGTAAAGCATGGGGTCGTTGGCTTGGTAAGTATGGTTGGAATCCAGAGTATATTGCTTACAGAATGGAGATAAAAAATGGGTAAAGGTGGAGGGGGGCCAGCCCCACCAACAGAATCTACTGTTGTTCAGTCAAATTTGCCTGAGTATGTGGAGCCATATTTTAAAAGACTGCTTAACAGAACGGAGGCTGAGTCAAAGGCTGCGTATAGCCCTTTTACTGGTCAAAGGTTAGCCACCACTCCTCAAGACGTACTTGATTCAGAGCAGGCTGTAAGAAATATATCTGCAAGCGGAATACAAGGTTTGCCAGTTGCTCAAGCAGCAACCACTGCAAATATAGCCAGAGCAATGCGAAGCCAAGGGTTTACGCCTACACAGTTCGGCGCTGCTGGTGAGTTCGACTCTGCAATGGCTCAGAAGTATATGGATCCATTTATGCAAAATGTGGTCGATATTCAAAAGCAACAGGCAATACTAGAGGATGCCAGACAAAAGTCGGCAAGGGATGCTGCTGCTGTGCAGGCTGGCGCTTTTGGTGGATCTAGGCAGGCTGTGCAGGAAGGTCTAGCGCAAGAGGCTCTCGCAAGAAACCTTGCAAACATACAGGCTACAGGCAGTAGAGACGCATTTGCACAGGCTCAAAATCAGTTTGAAAGAGATAGAGAGGCTAGGATTGGTGTTGAAAGAGCGCAGGCAGCGGAAAGACAAGCAGCAGAAAAACTTGGCCTTGGTGCTACAGAGTTGTCCGGTCAACAGGCGGCACAGCTAGCAGAGCTTGGCAAAGCTGCTAGAGCTGGCGATGTAGAAGCTGCTCAACTCTTAGAGGGCATAGGTCAGGCACAGAGAGCCAGAGAGCAACAGCAACTCACCACTGCTTACGAGGATTTTGTAAGGCAAAGGGACTACCCAAGAGAGCAGCTACAGTTCTTCTCTTCAGTTTTGAGAGGCATACCTGTGCAGCCATCCACTGAAACACAGAAGTTTCAGGCTTACAATCCTATCCAAGAACTTCTTGGCACTGGTATAGCTGGTCTTGGATTATATAAAGGGTTAATGGGTTCATGAACATAATTGACATTCAAGACAACTTAAAAAACTTTTCTGAGCAGCAGCTTGTAAATGAGATGCAAAGACCATCTGGTAATGCTCCTCAGTTTCTTGTCTTGAGTGAGATTACACGCCGAAAGCGAATGAGAGATCAGTTTAAGACCGATCAGGCTGCAAGAGAGCAGACCGTGGCACAAGAGGCTGTGGCCTCTGCTGGTGTTCCGCAAAGCGGAATCATGGGCATGTCAGAAGCTATGGCTCCTAAAGCAGCAATGGCAGAAGGCGGTATAGGCTCTGTTATGTCTGCGCCTATGAGGTCTCCTATGGGCGCGATGCCTATGGCAGAGGGCGGCATCATGTCTATGTCGGCTGGTGGTTCAAGCAGATTTAAAATAGAGCAAAGAAGACTGCCAAACGGAAAGATCGGTCTATTTAGAGGCAACACTTTTCTAGGCACAAAAAACGAAGATGATGATGGTAGAACCCTAGCCGAAAAAATAGGATTTGGCGCTGACAGAGATATTATAGGTAGCATTAGAGATGCCCTCGGATTTGAGGAGGGTGGTGTAATCAAGGCACAAAACGGAGTGCCGCTTGGATTGCGTCAGGGAAATCCCGGAAATATACGCCCCGGTGCTGGATTTATAGGTGAAACAGGGGCTAATAAGGGTTACGCCAAATTCGCATCAGATGATGAGGGTATGAGGGCTATACAGCGCCTTCTTATGACGTATGGAGATCAGTATGGCATAAATACTCTTAGAGGTCTTGCCAACAGATACGCACCTACATCTGAGAATCCGACAGAAAATATTATTAACTTCTTGTCAAAGCAAACAGGAATAGACCCAGATCAAGAGATTGACCTAGCAGGCAGGGGTTCCTCAATAATCCCTGCGATAATCGGATTCGAGCAGGGTCAACAGCCTTTTTCAAGGGCGCGTATAGACAGAGCAATTAGAGCCGCTGGCACAGATGACCCAGCAGAGGTTAGAGAGATACTTTCACAGGATCTGCCGCAGGAAAAAGTTACAAGTAACTTTTCTTTAATGGACATGATATTTCCAAAGGCGCAAGCAGCAACGTTGGATGACGCTCAAGCAAGCCCTCAAGAAATTTTTGATAAAATGCAAGCCGATAAGGGAGGTATGAGAAGACCCTTTCCAACATCTTTGAGTGATATTTTTAAGTTTGGCAGAGATGCTAATATTCCAAAATCAGAAAGGATTGGCTCCAGACAAGATCTACTTGGCAGAGACTTTGGAGATGAAGAGGAGTACAGAAAAAATCTTATATCTGATCAATTAATTGAAGGCAGTCAAGTTTATCAGGATCAAGTAAGGAGAGCCAGAATTGCTGGCGTAAAGCCAAAGTCACCAAGTGAGCTTAAAGAGTCTTTAACAGTGGGCGAAGATGGACTTTCTTCAATGGATAGATTTCTAGTTGGTGGTGATGCCCCTGAAGATATGAAGGTTGCCACAACCATTGCAAACAAAGCTGCTGAGGAAGTGGTCAAAGAAACATCAGAGGGCAAAGACAAT